TCAACTAAAGCTATACCAATCCCAGCTAAGGCCTCCATTGCTTCCATTTTTGCTAAAAGAAGTTCATTATTTATATTCTCTATCGAATTAAGCTGGGCTAATGCAGCAATGTAAGCATCCATCAAGGGTATACCTGGACGTAAACCCCGTTCCCAAAGATCATTTAATATACCAGTGACATATTTTATCTGATCCCCAACTACATCAAAACTATCTCCAAAAACAGCATTCTTTTTAGCTAAATCATTAAGTTTTGCAGCTACTTGATCTGCGGCAGAACCTACATCCGAGAACATCATCAGGCGTTTCCGATAATCTGTACGAACCGGTTCTTCAGGGGCATCCATATCCCTTGTACTCTTCCTTATATCATCAGCGTATTGATCTAAATACAATCTATGCAACCTACTAGCTTCTTTATAAAATTCGTCTATTAATTTTAACTGCTCTTTATTAGAAGTATCCCTTAAGTTTTCAATCATCCTAAAAATAAATCTTGAATCTACTAAGTACTGATTTTGTGCTTTAGTCACTGCCCCAGCCGCTTCTGTAATAGCATCTTTCTCTTTCTCTGTCATTTTTCCAAGGGCTTCTATTAATTTTCCAGCAGTAGGAGCTTCTGCTCCTAGATCCTTCATTGCCTGTTCTAAATCTTCTACGCTTTTTATAGTATAATCATTCAGAACAACCCAATTTTTGGCCATTGCTTCTATTACATCATTTCTTGCTGTCGTTCCTTTAGCTATTTGCCCATTAACATAATCCATTATAGCTTCAAGTGCTATATATTCCTTTCCTACTTTTTCAATCTCTGTATAGTGTTGTATTGCATATTTTATTTCATCCTCTGCCAGTTTGTTTTTCTTACCTGTTTTCTCAGCTATGGCTTGATACGTCTTTGTAGCAAGTTCTATTTCCATATCAGCCTGCTGCTTTAATAAATTCAATATTTCTTCTCCGGCTTTTATTTTAGTATTGATAGAAGTTTTATCACTTTCATACATAATCCTTCGCTGTTCCTCAATCTTATCTTGAAGGTCTAATTCTTTTAATAAATATTCACGGCTAATATTTCCAAGCCCTTCCATTACGTATTGATATTCCCGCCCGGCTTGTATAGCCCCTCTTAATCCACTCACAAATCCAGAAAAATCAGCAGTAGCCACTGACTTCATAAAATAATCAAGTCCTGTTCTGGCTCCCTCAATTGTAGAATGAAACCACGTAGCTGTGATTGACGTGGATTCCATTACAGCTTTAAACGTCTTCCATATTGCCACCGCAGCAATAGCTTTTATTGCTAATTGCTTAAAGCTACTACCAAGATTATCGGTTTGTCTTTCCGCAGGTATCCCGGCTTCTTCATATTCTTTTAAATGCTGTTCAGCTTCTGCAATCTTTCTATTGTAACGTTCTATCTCCTCAATAGAAAAAGCATCTTTCCGCTCATCTCTCAGTTCGGTAAGGGCATCTTCAATATCTTTAATTAACCCAATATGGCGATTAATACTTCTCTCAGTAGATTTTAATCGGCTTTCCACCACTGCACCATACCGCTTCATTGATTGCGCAGCAGTAAGTAATTGTGAATCATCTACCCCTAAAGTGGCTGTTAATTCTCCTATATTCATTTCTTTGTCTTTTTATGAGGCGGTGTAGTCCTTACCTTACGTAATGATTTATTTTGAGTATCCGCTACCATTTGCATAAATTGTCTCATTTCTCCAACACTTTGTTTTTTCGATTCTTTTTTCAACCCTTTCTTTGCATCTTCCTTATTCCACTTTGGCATAAAATCCGATGGGGTAAACCGTTTAACCCCTTCCTTTCCGTAAAGGTCTTGGGCAATATTACTAACCTCCGAAATTATAAATGCCGCATGGAAATCATCCCTCCATTTACCTACTGGGTCTAACGTATCATATGCCTCCCACTCACTCAACTGAGCCGAAGTCAACTGATCCAGAAGCTTATCTGGATGAGCAAACCCTAACTCTTTACAGAGTCGGAATTGGAATTGCCGGCTTGGCCGGCATCTGAGTTTTTTACTAACGCCTCCTTATCCTCCTCCGAGATTTTATTCAATCTCTGGGCTACATTGACTATCTTCTCCAACTTCCGGGCACTCATGTTCTGTGATAGCAAATCATAGTCCTCATGCTGCAATAGATTCTCTCCTGCTGCATCACAAACACAATTCACTACCAATTTGGCTCGAAAATCATCCATTGATCTTTCATAGCTTTCAATGTTCCCGTCTTCATCTTTGATTTCCTTAATAAGGGATTGTTCCCACCGATCACGTTCCCGACCTGTCATCTGACGTACAAATACAAATTCATTATCTCCAAGATCAACCTGAACTACTTCAAGTTTTTCCTTTTCTAATAACTTCTTACGATCTAAAAGTCCCATTTGATTAACTCCTTTCTTTAATTGTTAAATAATAATTCCTGATTAGAATTACTTACTATGCACTACCTGATCCTGAATTAACAGTGACTTCACCACTAATCTTGATAGTAACTTCCATTGTGATCTTATCATCCGCTGGGACGGTAAGCGGTAATTCCGTTACCAACCCTTCGAATTCAAATGATGTAACTTCCGCATCAGAGAGTACCAATTCATAGTTTTGAAGAGTGTCACTTTCAAAATCAGTCTTCATTGTATTAAAAGTATCCCTGCGAAAAATCATTGAAAGGGTCAGGGTTCCAGGATCGCGAAACCCTGCAATAAACTCCTTATATCCCCCAACGGAATCCAGCGATGTCACATCAATTACATCTCTGCTCATTCCAGGACCTCCAATGGATAGAATCTCTGAGATATCTACCCAAGCGGCACCTGACCAACGACGGAAAAATGAGCCTTTTCCTACTACTGCTAAACTACCCATAATCTTTACCTCCTTTTATATAATCAATTAATACTAAAAAATTTACTTCTACCTTTTTTTCATCGGCGTTGTAAATTAAAATTTATAATAAAACGTACTCTATCATTCGCGTCCCAGTCCAACATAGCTGGACCACTAGAACAAAGAATGACAGTATATAATGTTCCATTCCACGTCTCTTGTGCCCGGCCATGTAATGAAACCATTATGTCATGAATTAAAGCCCATCCCGTCAAATAATCCCGGTTACGAACCCTTATCTGTACCGACGGGTAATAATAATCATCATCACCTACCCCCAACGTTACTTGTGGAGGAAACCCCGGTGTGTCAAATATCGTCACGGTATTATCTGGCTTGGCAGGCTCCTTACCTGTAAACAAATTAGTACTAAAGGTTAATCCTAAAGCACTAACTGCTTCAAGCATATCTTTTATATCGGTCGAGGAAGCATTCATTTTATTGTGGCGTTATCTGCTATTTCTTTTAAAATTCGATCTTTATTCCTTTTCAACGAAGCTTCAAAAAACTTAGGACCAGCATTAGATCGAGGAACATACCATCTTTTCTTTCCTTTGCCCGGACCATATCTCCATCCTGGTTTGCCTGGACCTATCATCTCATGAACAAACAAAGCATAATTAGCCTCAAATCCTATTGTCAACCCAAACTTTGTTCCTTCTCGAAAATTAGTAGTAAACCAAGAACTTCTTAGATGACCTGTATCAACCGGTATCAGTGGAGGGGTAGTATCCATATCCGCCCGTAGTACAATAGCCGCCCGAATCAATCCTTTCATGGAACGACCTTCAATGGCTTTGATTTCTTTATTCAAGTTACTCAAAACTATGTCCATCCCTTTCAGGCCTGTATTTGGTTTTATTGATTTTGGTATAGCCATTACATATATACCTTTCTCAAAAATTCATTAGTTGTTCTCAATGCCGGGACTTTATCAAACCTTTTTATTATATGGGCACCCTCTACCGTGGTTGGATCTGCTTCTTCCCCGCTATCTAAATCATCTAATGTCCCTAAATATAAATACCCCTGCTCATCCACATCCTGAGTCACGTAGATCGCTGACTTAGATATAATCTCATTCCCATCCGCATCACTAATCACTTCCAATGTATCCTCCCAACGACAATCTATTTCTACTGGATCAGCAAAAGTCTTACCTCCATATCCATCCTCTACAGGAGTTCCCCAATAGACCGCCGTCTGAACACATAATCTGGTTATGAAACTTTCCATTCCCATCTTAATCAAAACTTGTTATTGCAAAAATACTAGCTTTCCTTTTCCCTATATTTCCCATCTTACCGGTGGTATCTAATAATAAAACCATCTGTCCGTATGGAGAAGCAGACAACCCTTGTCCAAATTGCCCTGTATACGTAACGGAAGCATCCCCAAGCCGTTCCGTAGAAGTTGTTTTCCATATCGTTACCGCTAGCATGTGGGCAGTAAACCATCTCTCAATTTCTGTCTTTTGAGCAGTACTGAGAGAGGTATCACTTCCAAGAATCTCTGTAATCGTCAGATTTGCCGCAGTAATAAACTCATCAACAATCGTCGTA